ATGCAGCGCGTCAGTTTGCGCAGAATGAAAACCAGCAGCCACGCGCCGCTAACGACTGGAGATAGTCATGACAAACACAAAATTCATTCAACTTAGCCAGGCATGCAAGATCAAGAGTTACGACGAAAACGAGTTTGGCGGGCTGAAGACTGAAACCGTGTATGAAAGCGTATTCATTTCCGCAGCACACATAGTTTCAATGTTCAGCGCCGGTACAACGCGTTTAAAGCTATCCACTGGCGAGGATATTTCTGTGCGAGAAACCCCCGCTGAAATCATCGGTATGTTGGCAGGCCAGCCAGCGCGTAAGGGAGGAGAGTGATGGGCACATTTTCACAACTGACATCTTACAAATTGAACCGTGAGACACGAGAAGAGCAGCATGTCTATTTTGTGCAGCATTCATCCAGAACGGTTCGTTATGAAAAAAGGAGCGGAGGAATCCTTGAGCAGGATTTAATTATCTCCGGCAATTCATTTCATCGGCAGTTTGTGGCTGATATGAAATTTGAAGACTTTCCTAAATGCTCATCCGAAAGAGAGGCAGCGCTTCGTCTGGCAAGCTGGATGCAGAGAATGTCGGCCTCGATAGAAGACTACTGGAGTCAACCATGACCAACAACGATGAGCTTGAGCGGCAGGCGTTTGAGATGCACACGCGGAAAGACGAGGCTTTCATGGAGTTTTGGTTAGATCGGGATGCTAACGGAAATTACTACTGGGACCAGACGCGATACGAATGGCATGGCTGGTTAGCCCGCGCAAAGCAGGAGAGCAATCATGACTGAAGATTTAAAGCGGTGCCCGTTTTGCGGCGGCGGAGAAACAAGGGTTGATAAAAACCACCACTGGACGGGTATGCGCAATGTTTTGGTAAGTGCAACCTTAAGGCACTGGTGTGAAGCAGGCGGCTCGATGGTTCAATTTACGCGAAAGTCAGAAGAGCTTTGCGTTGCCGCCTGGAACACCCGCGCTGAGATGGAGAAGAGTGATGACTGACAACGTAATCCCCCTAAAGCAACCCGATCACCTTCAAGAGTTGAAGGCTGGCCTGACTCTTCTGGAAATGTTAGAGCGCACAGGCGGGCATAACATTCAGACCAGAGCGCTGATTTCCGAGAAGATGGAAATCGACCTTCAGCAGTATCGGGAGCAGATTAACGGGAGGTAGACCGTGCAGGACTTCTGTTTGCACAAAACAACCCTCGGCCAGTTCACCAAACTAATCTTCGACCTCGTTTCCACCGACAGAAAATACCGCATCAAATTTACCGAATGGCGTGACCTCCGAACAATTCCAATGAATCGCACCTGGCGAATGTGGGTAGAAACCACAGGCGAATGGCTGCGTGCGCGTGGCGTTGTTGTGGATATCCGCAGCCGTAGTGGTGTGGTGGTACTCAGCAGGCCAATAACCAACGAAGAGGTACACGATTACTACGTGGGCCACTGGCTGGGCAGAGATGAGAACGGAGAGCGGGAGAAGACAAGCAGGATGGACAAAGGCCGGATGCTCCACCTGATGGAGCTACATGAGCAATGGTGCCTGGATAAAGGCGTACCCATTGTTATCCCTAACGACTCTGAGTTTATGCAGCTCAGACAGAAGCAGGTGGCGTAAATGACAGTACGTGACGGCATTATAGATTTTCTGAGCAGGCAAGCGGGATACATAACATCCAGCAAGCTTCACCGGCACTTAACCAATAGCGGATACGTCCGTGCAAGCTGTGGCAGCTCCCTTGCAAGAATGGTTGCAAGAGGAGAGGTAATGACCCTTGGAAGCAATAGAGACACAAGCATAAAACTTAACCCCGAATACAAGCACACCGAAACATCAGCGCGGCAGATTGCCAATCATGCGCACCTTGGGAAGCCGGTGAAGCGTGCTCCAGCTAAGCCAGTGCGCAAAGAAAATTCAATCTTCGAACTGTGCCGGGAGCACAGCGCCGTATATCAGATGGATAAGCTTCTCCGCGAGGTGAGGTTATGAGTCAACCCTATACCAACCAGGACATCAACCTGATACGTGAGCTATCTAAATCGATGACAGCCTGGCAAGTGGCGGAAAAGTTAGGCCGCTCCCGGGGCGCAATCCAGCAAATAGCTTTCCGCAATAACATCAAGTTCGGGCCAGAAACCTACCGATGCCACACGGTGAAGGATGTGAAAGAAGTCGTCAGGCTCCGGAACAGCGGGCTGACCTTCCGGCAGGTGGCAGAGCAAAGCGGAGTGAAGCTGACCAGCTGCATGTATCTGTACCGGAGGCATGCATGAGGCAGAGAATCAGTCCCACACAGAAAGCTATCGACCAACTCATATTCCAGCCTACCCACAGAAGCCGAAACAAAACCAAACCCATCCCGCCAGCGAGTGAAGTAGTCACATTCGACTATTGCTACCTGCTACTTAAGGCAAAGTGGGATCGGATGCGGAGGACGAGATGACTGAGCCATCTGAAAGAGCGTGTCAGGACTGCGGTATGGCGCTAAGCGATGACGAAACGTGGGTATGCGAAGACTGCTGCGCCTTCTACGAAATGACCGATCCCAATTTCAGAATGGAGGATGAAGATGGCAACAGTCATCAAGCCGCCGAAGAAGCCTAAACAGAAGAAATGCCCAATCTGTACCACCGAATACATCCCCCGATCCTCACTTCAGAAAGTCTGCCATGACTGGCACTGCGCCATCGAATTCAACAAGCGACGAGATGCTGATAATGCTGCGCGTGAAATACGCAAGCAGGAGAAGCTACAGCGCGATGATTTGAGGCAAAGAAGGGAAAGGCTAAAGGGAAAACCAGAGTGGAACAGAGAGGCGCAGGCAGCGTTTAACAGGTACATATTTTGGCGTGATTATGGCAAGCCGTGCATTTCCTGTGGAAAGCCGCTTAATTACGGTGTCCGGGGTGGCGCAGTTGACGCCAGTCACTACAGGTCACGCGGAGCAGCTCCCTGGCTAAGGTTCAATGTCTTCAACAACAATTCGAGTTGCGTCCCCTGCAACAGAGACCTTTCAGGAAACCCGATCCCCTATCGAATAAACCTCATCGTGAAGTTCGGCCTTTTCCGAGTTGAGCGCATTGAGCATGACAACACCGTTCGAAAATTCGATGTCGACTACCTGAAGCGAGTGAAGGCCATCTTCATGCGTCGGGCACGTCATTACGAAAAACTTCGCAAGAGACAAATGGAGTACGCAGCATGAAACCACTCGACCACTACCGGCTGGCTATGTACTTGCAGTCGAGGAAGCAGCTTGAAAAAAGCCTTGCAGAGGTGAACAGCAAGATAGAGCGAGTTCAGTATCAACCCGGCGTTCGGAAACCGTTAGGCCAGCGCATTTTAAATTGGTGGTTAGCATGACCGACTACCTCCGCCAGAAGTGGCACCACCTTCGCCTCTACCGCACCCGCAACACGTTTCCGATTGATTACCGAATTCTCCGCAACACAGCAAAGCTAATGGGAGCCAGACATGAGAATAGAGCGTGATTATCAGCAAATCGTTCGCCTGGCTGGCGTAAGAACAGCGGCAGACATGCGCAGGCTATTCGGCACCGGCTGGAAGACTATCAACCGCTCACAGCAGGCATGGATTCGAAACCTTCTCACCGTATGGGGCGATCACCTTTCCGGCGATGAGTACGAACGTGGGGAGATTAACATTCTGGGCCGCCTCATGATGCGCTGTGAATGGAGTGAGCAGAAGGCCAAGCAGATAGAGAAGGTAGTGACAGAGCTTCACTGTGAGGGCTACAGAGGGGAAGAATTACTCCGCAAAGCACGCGATATCCTGGTCCCACAATCATCAGCAGGCAACATCATCGCTCTCGCCAAAGAATCAGATGATGCTGCCTTCATGGAATCAGTAATCGTGAAGACGTTTGGAAGGGATAACCCGATCCGCTCTGTAGCCAGATTACGATACTGCAAGTGCAAGAGCGCGCAAAACATCGCGCAGTCGTTAATTTACTTCACCGGCATTACATCGAAAGAGGCACGAAACAGAATGGAATGGTCGCAGGATATCCTTGAAGGAGAATTGTATTACGCTGTGAAGCGTGAAATGGAGAAGGAATATTCTGCATTAGCTGCCTGATAGCACGAATAGCTAAAGACATTGGGCAATAAACCTGGCTAAATGCAGCTATGCTCGGGAAGTAAAGCGAACTGAGCGCAGTGATGCTGAAATGAAGTGTCATCAAGAAGCCCTGACCCTAAACGGTTGGGGCTTTTTTATTCCTTCGAATCGACCATATGAGCCGAATGTCCAATTTAATCGGTTCGTTTGGGATTTTTATTTGTTCCTTAAATGAACGAAAACCCCAGGTATGTAGGTATGGGCTGGTTCGTGTCCATCTTCTTGGGTTTCTGGCAAGGCTATAGCTGAGAAGATACGTCTGAATTTTTCTGGGGTAGCTTCGATGCCAATCTTTCCTTTATCGCTTTCAAACCATACCCATGACTCTTTGTCTTTAAGCGAGGCGATCAGTAGCGATGAAAGTAACCCGGATTCTGAAGGTTTTATCACTCCCCATCTCGTCATTAATCTTTTAGTGACGTAAGGGGTGACGTCTTGCTCAGCATGAATCTCCGCCCCATGAACTGGATGCATAGGGTATATCGTGATGGTGCCAATTTTAGCCATAAATTTCACTGGTTCCGCGTTCTGAGTTCTAAATATTTACTTAGTCTCTGCGCCGATCTCCTGCATCTTCTTAACTACACTGGCCAGTTCGTCCTCGCTAAGTGCCAATTGTGCCGCCATATAAAACAAAATATGCGGAGACATAGCGCGAGGTGATTCACCGCCTGTGTACTTACGCCACTGGCTGTTGCTTGCAACTCCCGCAAGGTCTGCCATCTGATTCCCCGTATAGCCAAGCTCAGCTTTCAGTTTCTCCAGGTCTTCAGGAGAGGGCGGGGTGTATTCGTTAATTAGTCTCATAGCGCACCTGTAAAAAAGCCCCTTTCGGGGCTTCTCTTAAATGAATTTGACGATCAGGGTAGTTACCGTTGCCACCGCACCAATCAGGCCTGTTGCGACAGCTACCGGATACCACATTGTTTCCCGGTTAATCTTCGCTGTCTCAGCCATCAGCTTGGCGATTTCAGCGTGAATCTTTTCAAGCTCTGCGGTGGTCATATCGTTTGTCATCTCGTTCATCCTTTCGGGTTCGGGCTGCGACTTATTCGCTACCTCATGTGATAAATAATAGCCCCTTTGGTGCTATTCGTCAAACATTATTTGTTCCCTTTGAACATAAAAAATCCGCACAGTGGCGGATTCTTCCGATTGACTACCCCAACGGCAAGGCGGTGCTTTCTATCTCGACAGATGAAAGTTTACCCGGACTTGTTCAGTTCACAATGTAACCAATTCCTAAATTGGACGAGTCCCCTGTTCCGGGGGTGGAAATGAAAAAAATGCCAGATAAGGATCCGGGCTACTGGGCTAGCCTGATAGCCTGGCTATTTGCTCACAGAAATGAATCAGGATATGCCGCGTTAGCCGGTGCAATGGCTCTTCTCAGGGCTTCGTATTTCGGCAAAGACACGTGGCCGCGCCGCTTAATGGATGCAGCTATGTGCAGCATCTTCGCCTTCTTCGTCAAACCTACCTTGCAGGTCATCATGTCCATCTTCGGCTGGAACATAGGTGACGACTTCGCCTGGGTGGCGGCAATTCTTATTGGCTTCATCGGTATCGACTACATCTCGTTCCGCTTCAGGAAACTGACCGATCGTAAATTTGGAGGTGCAGATGAAGCTCAGTGACAAAGGCGTGGCGCTTATTAAGCATGAAGAAGGCGAGAAGCTTACTGCCTATGCTGATTCGGTTGGCGTCCTCACCATTGGCGTGGGACACACCGGTACGGTATCAGGTAAGACGATCACTCGCGGCATGACCATCACTCAGAACAAATCTACCGAGTTGCTGCTTAGCGATTTGGCCTGGGTGGAAGCATCCATCAACAAATCTGTGAAAGTGCCTCTCAGCCAGAATCAATACGATGCGCTATGCAGCTTCGTTTTCAACGTGGGCAAGACTGCCTTCGAGAATTCCACGCTGCTTAAAAAGCTCAACGCCGGGGATTATGCCTCAGCGGCAGATCAGCTTTTGCAATGGAAGAGAGCTGGAAATATTCCCGACCTGCTATTGCCACGCCGCAAGCGAGAAAGGGAGCTATTCCTGACATGACCATTATCAGCTTCTTCAAAAATTACTCGCACCTGATTTTCATAGGCCTTATCTGCATAGCGCTGTGGGGGCTCAATGCCCGCAACTCTCAGCTCAGCGCCACTAACGAGCGACTAGAGCAGCTATCCAACAGTAAAGACACGCAGATTACAGATTTGCGGTCAAAAAATGATGACCTGGCATCCAGCATTAATGACCTGGTCACAGCAGTGAAGCAACAGAATGCCGTCATGTCTCAGGTTACTGAGCAACGGGCAGTTACCGCACAGCAAAACAGGAAGCTCCAGAGTGAAATTAAACGTTATCTTGCGTCGGACAAGTGCGCTGTTGCTCCTGTTCCCGCTGATGCTGCTGACCGGTTGCGGGAAGCAGCAAAAACCGCAGGTGGAGTACCGGACAGTAAAACAGCCAAACCTGCCGATCCCCGCTGACCTGACAAGCTCAATTGATGTGCCAGAGGTGCCGGACAATATGACGTTTGGTGACAGCGTGTCGCTGAATGCTGAACTGTATGGCCTGCTTGGCCAGTGCAACATTGACCGGTCGGGGATCCGGCAGATTGAAACAAGTCGAAAGTAGGGATCACCCCTGAGTTACAACGAGCACTATCAGCCCTGCACAAGCGGGGCTTTTTTATGTCCGCAATAAATCGCGCCCGCAGCGCACAACCCAAGACCTGTTTGATGTAGAGCCTGAGAGAAACCAGTAATGCTGGCGAGCTTCTTGGGGCTGTTTCTCTGCGCGGCAGGCTCTATTTCAAAAAGGTAAACGCAATGAATAATCCGTCAGTTATTCCAGCCTTCAACTTTCACGACATGGTTCAGCCAAAAGGCGAGGAAGTGATCACCACATCTCGCAAAGTCGCAGAGTATTTTGGCAAGCGTCATGGTGATGTGCTCAGAAAGATTGAGCAGGTTAAGGCTGATTGTTCAGCAGATTTTAGCCAACGCAATTTTGCGTCGGCTGATTATGTCGACGAGCAAGGCAAGTTAAGGCCCATGGTCAGCCTGACAAAAGATGGATGGATAATGGTCGTCATGGGCTTCACAGGTAAAGCGGCAGCAGCCATCAAAGAAAGCTACATCGCAGCGTTCAACTGGATGGCAAACCGGCTTAGTCAGCGGATCGCAATGGGTGAAGAGCTACAGCATCGCTTTGCTATTAAAGAAACCCGCTCGAAGTTGAAGGGCACCATCGGCAGCCGTCTGATGAATGAGCGGAAGAAAGAGAAGCGCATCCTCTCCTTAGAGGAAGAGCAGATCAACCGACTGGCTAACCCGGATATGGTGGCGATAATGCAAGGAGGATATGAATGAGCGAACAGACAGATAAAGTTGTCGCCAGTCTAATCCAGAAGGCGATGGAAGGTGTTGATCAAGCGGTTGACTTCAGTAAGGCCCAGCTGCCTGACGTGATTGAACAACTAATTCACTGGAAGATGGCGGCGTACAGCCTGAGAATCTTTACCTGCGCAGTGATCGCGATTGCCATGTGTTTCGCTTTCAAAA